ACACTTATTTTTAAGCCAAAGGGTAGTTTGCTTAAAAACACTCACAAGTGTCTACCTCACCTATATTATATATCACAGGCTGACAACACCACTGACCCGCATTACAGGCCGGTGCCACTGCACCAGACCATTGTTGTCAGGTGCGGTGCAGCCCGTCGTCGCACTTCACTGGATGATGGGTGACCCACCAAACAGGGAGCCCAACGACTTGACGCTGGCAATGAACTCCTCTGGAGGGCTTTGCTGTTCTTCAACAGACCTCACCACCATCTCATGGCCCGGCTCACCAATCCTGGCAGCCTTAAAGTGGTTCCCGTCTCTGACTATTGTGACTCGATAGTCAGCATCAGGATCGCCGTAGCGTATAACACGATTACTTTCTTTATCTATCAGATCCATACCCATCCCCCACATCTGGCACTGAGCGGCAAGCTCGGCTGCATCATGGAATCGCTTTGATGCCATATCCTCCGAGAACAGCGTTGTTGCTTTCTGCGCATCAGCAGGGGCAATTCTACCGTGTATGGACAAGTCCTTCACTACAGCGTGGATTCCACAACTACCATCGCCAGGCACATCAATCTCACTAAATGTAATTTTCTCCCCTTCTTCAATCTGAGGCTTAACGTATGGCACATAGTCATCCTTTTCCTCACCTTCTTCGACGTACCTACTCACAACAGGCCTCGAATCAGAACTAACCCTGACATGTTTAGGCTCTTTGCTCGGAATGATGGCATTACCTCTGCTGATGGCCCGCATCCGTTCCAAACTTGCTGACAGCTTACTATTATGACTCGGCGGCGGTCCCCAGTTGATCGGTGTCGGCCCGATCTTGCTCATCGTAGCCCGCTCCCGCTGAGTGAGGTCACCCGCCAGGCTGGCTCTCTTGAGCCTCGTGTACTCCTGTACCTTGGCTTCCATCCACATCCCATACTCATAGTTCCAAACCATTGCGCATTTAGTCCCAGAGAATTCCGTCCTGAACAGGTTGTTACCAGCTTCCTCGATCTCATCAACCCTTCCTCCTAACGACTCATCTATCCAAAATTCCACATCTCTGACCCGGCAGTCAGTGGTGGCTTCAGCCTTCAACTTCCTCTCCTCACTGTTTACCAAAAGTTGTTTGCGGCCTAACCTATTCCGGAACACTTGTGGGCGGACGTCCCGCAGGCCACACATCCACCCAATAGCACATAGGGCGTCGGTGTTGTTGAGCCTTTCTTCCTTGGTCATTTGTAGTATGTCACCCTGACCATACCAGCCTCTTGCCAACCCAAAGGCTGTGTTAACTGCTGTCAATGCCGGTATAGTTAACAACAGTGCAGGTATTGGAATGTCAACTCCCATCATGACATCCTCCGCCAGCTTCAGAGCATACTCTTTCATGTGTTGGCCGATGTCCCATCGCGTGGGCTTACGAGTGAATAGCTCGAAGTTATGTAGCATATAATTGTAGCTTGATTCCGTATGCTGCAAACCATAATCTCGCATTAGACTGTTGATCGTTTCGTTGGTAGTCGGAGTTGATGACGACACCACCTTACCCATAGCCCCTAAGGTCTCACTCACGCATGATGCTACCGCCTTAAAGCACATCCCGTAAAGCAGGTCGGAGATTAGTGACAAGCTGGTAGAGAAAAAGCCAGGCATCTTCGTCACCACCTGCCGCTCACGGATCTGACCAAATGCTGTCGACATGCAGTAGCTATGTGGTACCATTGAGTTGACCTCCCTACATTCAGTCTTGGCCACGATGTCACTCATCATTTTACACTTCCCCCTCATGTTCTCGAGTGCATATGTCAGGCACCCAATAGCGTTGAGTTTCTGGGCTATCAGCCACATCATGTTGTACATTCGGTCAGGAGATCCCCACAAGAAGCTCTGGTCTACTTCTATTTTACCCGAGGACACTATAACCAGGTCATCCTTCTCCATACAGCAACTGTTGTATATGTTGCCTTCACCGGCATACCAAACACTGGGGTACTCCAGCCCTGAAAGGCATAGCAACGACAGCTGTTCAGGCGTAAAAAGGTCGCCATCGATGACAATGTCGTGGTCTATTACCGTAGCTAGACGTGCCGCCTCAGGCAAGTTGGCCCGTAGGTCAAATGCCACATCCTCAGTGATAGACATCCCCGTGTCCTTTGAAACAACAGCAAGTGTATAGTCATACAGGTACAGCACCATCTTGGTGAATAAGTAACGCAGGTCAGTCGGTGTAGACATCCTCTCGTGTATTGCTGCCATATACACGCCACCCGCGTCACTCCCTGACAGTGTGGGACACTTTGACATTATTGTCCTTTTCTGCTCCTCATCCATCAGGTTCATAGTTGACTCCTTTGACGAGTACAGGGCCCTAGCTGAGCTGGCAAATAGAGTCCACTCGCCGGCGCCTTGAAAATTAAGGCTTGTGACTTTACTTCTCTTGACCGAACGTGACTGTCCCAAGCTGATCATGTGTGCAAGGCGGAATCCTCTTCTAAATCCAGACATGGTAAATTTGTCTTGCACGTTGAGATGTCTGATAATTTCCTTCTCCCCATCAGAAACTAACCCCTTCTCCACCTCAACCCCATCCACCTCTTGAAGCTGGGTGCTATTGTATCGCTCCATGAATTGGGTATAATACATCTCCCGATGCTGGTAGCTCTGGGGGAGCCCCCGCATGTAGTCTACGACCCTCAGTTCTGCCGACATGTTGATACTTGTCTGGTGTGCTGTGTCAATCTGTTATATATTGTATATCGTTGATCCTATAGTATATTGTGTTATTGTGAATTCCTATGCCTACTGGCTACGGCCTGCCGTTTCGGTTACCTCCTCAGGCCAGTAGGAATTCTGTTTTTTATCA